CCCGCAGGTGAGGGATGGGAAGTTCCTATCACTGAGGTGGATTATGAAGTTCGCCAAGCTTTTGAGAAATACAAAGTGGTGGGCATGTTTGCAGACCCCGCCAAATGGGAGAGCTACATTGCCCAGTGGGAAGCTGACTTTGGCAAAAATCTGAAAGTCAAGTCCACAGTCAACCACCCAATTGAGTGGTGGATGACAGGAAACCGTAGTTATTTGGTGGTGAGAGCCCTGGAGCAGTTCCAGAACGCTGTCATTGATAAAGAACTAACACACACTGGCCAAGCGCTAACCAGGCATGTTCTCAACTCACGCCGCCGCCTTGGCCGCTCTGGAATGAGTATTGCCAAAGAGCACCCAGAGTCACCAAACAAAATTGATGCCGCTGTTGCGGCTGTTCTGGCCTACCAGGCTAGACTACAGGCACTCTCAAAAGGTGAGGCCACCAAAACAACATTTGTGCCCCGCCGTATTAGATAGGAATTTGCATGGCTACTCAGCTAAACAGCTCTCAACAGAGCATGCTAAAATCTCTCGCAAAAGAGCAAGCTCACTTCAATCTGTTAGAGCGTTACTATGACGGGGATGCCCCACTCCCAGAGGGAGCTGAGGGACAATCAAGGGCTTACCGCCGTTTTCAGCGTAAGGCCCGCCTGAACATGGCACAGCTTTCTGTAGCCGCAGTCCGTGAAAGAATGAGAATTTCTGGATTCCGCACAGGCGCAGATGATGACGAAAACGGGGATGATGTAGCCCGCCGCCTATGGAAGTCAAACAACCTTGATGTTTATAGCGCTGACCTACACAGTTATTTTCTAAAGTTTGGTGAAGCTTACGCATTTGTGGGCATGCCACAGGGCCGTGAATACCCACTGGTAACCATAGAGGACCCACGGCAGGTTTACGCACTAACCAGCCCAGAGGACCCAACTCAAGTGCTGGCCGCTGTCAAGGTGTTCTCAGAGGGCGGCTATCACTGTGCTTATTTCTACTACTCTAATGAGATTCTGATTTTCAAAAAGCCTGGGGATACTAGCCCCTATGACACTGAGCACTGGATGTTTGATGAGGAAGCCTCAGCACCCAACCCATTAGGTGAGGTGCCAGTGGTGAAGTTCACTAATGCTGACGGCAAAGGTGAGTATGAGCCCTACCTGGACATTATTGACAGAATCAACCACATGATTTTGCAAAGGCTTATTATTGCCACCACAGCGGCTTTCAAGCAAAAGTGGGTCCAGGGCGATTTCCCAACACATGACCAAGACGGCAATGAGATTGACTACAATGGCCTTTTTGAAGCTGGCCCAGGGGCAATGTGGGTGCTACCACCAGATGCACAGCTTGGTCAGCTAGACCAGTCAGGCATGCAAGACATTATTCAGGCTGTCCGTGCTGACATCCAAGATTTTGCCGCAGTAACCAGGACACCTATGCACTACTTGTCTCCAGATGGAGCCAACCAGAGTGCTGAGGGTGCATCATTATCCCGTGAGGGCTTGGTGTTCAAGACTGAGGACCGTATTGCCAGGGCAACTGTTGGCTGGTCCAAGGTCATGTCACTGATGTTCAAGTGGATGGGTGACACAGAGCGGGCTAACCTTTTGGACCTAGAGCCACTTTGGAAGCCAGCTGAGCGCTACAGCCTCTCTGAGAGAGCTGATGCCAACACCAAGTTCCAGGATGTTCCATTCAACTCCAGGATGAAACTGGTTGGCCAGTTCAGCCCAGCTGAGGTTGCTGAGATGGAAGTTGAAAAGGCTGGGGAGGACCTAATTACCCAGGCGCTACTGGGACAGGGAAACCAGCAACCAGCGGCACAGTAAGGGGCTAATCTATGACAGTCCTCCAAGACTTAAATGCGGCTAATGGCCGCATAGGAAACGCCTATGTGGCTGGCTCTGGAAAAGTGGCAAGAACAGCTTTTGAAAACCTGGGAAGCTGGCGTGATGCAGATGTTGACCGCTACCTAAAACAAATTGGCCCAGCGCTAACTGGCGTAAAGCTAAAAGCCGCAAAGTCATCTGTTGCTTTCTATAAAGCAATGGCAGACCTAACGGGCCAGGACTTTACTCAGCCAGTGATAACAGCCTCAGACCTGACAACCAAAGCGCTTAGAAATGGCGCTGGGACTAGCCTGGTTTACAACAGGCCGTTTGTTGACTTACGCACAGCCCTATCAAAGGGGCAAAGCATGAGCCAAGCCATTGAGGCTGGAGCCAAGCGGGCTGAATACTTGGCAAGCACTGAGGTGCAATTGGCCAGGCGTAATGCTGGCCTAAAGGCAAGAAGCGCTAATGACAAAATTGTTGGTTACATTAGGACACTGACTGGCATGGAAAACTGTGCTCTA